CCTCCTATAGTATAATATATAATAATAGTGGGAGAGTTATGCCCGTTTAGCCCTACCGTTAAATAGGCGTTTTTAGGAGACACATGGGACGCAAACCAGGAGTACAATCTGTACCCAAAGATGAGGCACAAGCCAAGGTACTAGCCCTACTAGAACAGGGTGCGACCATCACAGCGGCTATGGCAGCCGTCGGTAGACAAGACACAGCCTTTCGCCAATGGGTGATGGTTGATGAGGATTTCAAAGAAAAGTCCGAGAAAGCCCGCCTTGCGGGTAAGGGTATCAAGGCTGACCTTGCAGAACTCAAGGATATCTCCTACCCCGACTTTTCACAGCAGTTCCTAGATACAACCCTCTTTGACCACCAGTTGAACTGGCTGGACCTAATCGAGGGTAGGGAACCTAGATGGCAACCTGCAGGTATGACCTACGAGCCAGGAGACCCAAAGCGTGTCTTGATTAACGTGCCACCAGAGCATGCCAAGTCAACCACCATTACAACCAACTATGCGTTGTATACAATTGTGACCAACCCCAATGCGCGAGTAATTATCGTGTCTAAGACCCAGGGTATGGCACGTAAGTTTTTGGGTGCGATTAAGACGCGTCTTAGCCACCCAGCATATATGAAACTCCAGACAGCCTTTGGGCCAAATGGAGGCTACAAGGCAGATGCAACTCAATGGTCTGCTGACATGATATATTTAGGAACGGGACGAGACTCTGGCGAAAAGGACCCTACGGTGCAAGCCCTAGGCTTTGGCTCACAGATTTACGGCGCACGCGCCGACCTGATTATCCTAGACGACGTTGTGATGAACTCAAATGCCCATGAGTGGGAGAAGCAAATTGAATGGCTTCAAAAGGAAGTTATCACACGTCTGGGGCGGCACGGAAAACTATTAATTGTAGGAACCCGTGTCGCGCCCATAGATTTATATAAGATGATACGCAGTGGCGACCAATGGACAGGTGGCAAGACTCCCTTTACCTATTGTGCTATGCCAGCAGTTTTGCAGTTTGACGAAGACCCAGAGAACTGGAAGACCCTGTGGCCTAAGACTAATATACAGGAGAACGATTTAGATGAGCAGTTCGAAGATGGGTTGTACCCCAAGTGGGATGGACCCTCGCTATTTAAGCGTCGCTCTGAGGTCGCTCCGTCAGTATGGGCCATGGTCTACCAGCAAGAAGATGTCCAGTCAGATTCCATATTCTCGCCAACAGCAGTTGCAGGATGTGTTAACGGTATGCGAAAGCGCGGACCGCTTAAGATTGGCGCACCAGGACACCCACGTAGCGGAAACTCAACCTACACAGTAATTGGCTTTGACCCTGCTGTATCTGGTCGTTCTGCTTTTGTAGCAGTAACGTATAACCGCGATGACAGCAGTATCTATGTACTTGACTGCGTTAACATGGCAGACCCTACACCTCAAAAAGAAAATGCTTTGATTCGTGAATGGGTAGAAAAGTTTCACCCGCAAGAGTTCCGTGTGGAAATTAACGCACACCAGAAGTACTACGCTATGGATACAGACTTGCGTAATTACTTAGCAACCTATGGTTGTCAATTGAACTCGCACTTTACGGGCAAGAATAAGTGGGACACATCTTTTGGTGTGGCATCTATGGCTAGCCTCTTTGGTACTATCCATGATGGGCGTTACCAAGATAACGGGTTAATCGAACTACCAAGCAACGAAGGCTCTGAGGGACTTAAGGCTCTTGTGCAACAGTTGATTACTTGGAAGCCAGATACTAAGAACCCAACTGACTGTGTAATGGCTTTATGGTTTGCTATCATTCGCATCCGCGAACTGATGCAGCAGAACTCACAAGTGGGACAGTATCAAACAAATCGCTGGGCCACAAGAGCCCAAAAACAACAACGCATGGCACTTAACCTTGATGAGGCATTTGCCGACCAATGGGTTGAGACTTACGGATAAGGATAACAATGGCATTATCAATGGAACAAGTTGCAGCGAGAGTTGAGAACCTTCGCTTCCGCAACGCTGAACGCGACGGTCGCAACCTCGACGTTCTTGCAGTTCGTCAGGGTAACATTGCATCCGTCTATCCTGACTTCTTTCCAGACGGAGTAGATGCAAACGTAGTTGCCAACTTTATCGACATTGTCGCACGCGACTTGTCAGAAGTTATGGCTCCGCTTCCTGCGGTTAACTGCTCTGCTGCTAACTCTGTTTCAGATAGAGCACGTGGTTTTGCTGACAGACGCACACGTATTGCGTCAAACTACTTTTCACATTCAGACCTTTCGGTACAGATGTACCAAGGTGCTGACTGGTACCTAACATACGGTTTCCTCCCATTCTTTATTGAATTGGATGAGGAAGCAAAGTTGCCGCGCATCCGCCTAGAAAACCCACTGGGTGCTTACCCAGAATTCGACCGCTACGGACGCTGCATTGCCTTTGCAAAACGCTACATGACATCTTTGGCTGAGTTAGTTGCGCTATTCCCTGAGTATGAATACTCCTTGCTAGGAGGCCACGGCTTCAAACAAGATTTGAATACTCAAGTAGAAATGATTCGCTACTACGACAAAGACCAATCAATCATCTATATCCCTACAAAGAATAATTTAGTTCTTTCACAGGCTAAGAATCCTCTAGGTAAGATGATGGTTGTTGTTGCACGCAAGCCATCTATTGATGATGAACTACGTGGACAATTCGATGACATCTTAGGAATTCAATTGCTACGCAATCGCTTTGCATTGCTTGCAATGGAAGCCGCAGAGAAGTCAGTACAGGCTCCAATCGTACTTCCACAGGATGTACAAGAGTTGCAACTTGGTGGAGATGCTGTTATTCGTACAGCCAACCCTGCAGGTGTACGTCGTGTAGAACTTAATATTCCAGCAGGCGCATTCACAGAGCAAAGTTTGCTTAACCAAGAACTTCGCGTGGGTGCTCGCTATCCTGAATCACGTACTGGTAATATCAGTGCATCAGTTGTTACAGGACAAGGCGTACAGGCTCTTATGGGAGCCTTTGATACACAGGTTAAATCTGCTCAAGCAATCTTTGCATCTGCACTACGCGATGTAATTCAGATTTGCTTCCAGGTTGATGAGAAAATTTTCCCATCAGAAAAGACAATTCGTGGTGTAGATTCAGGTTCACCATACGAGATTACTTACAGCCCACGCAAAGACATCAAGGGTGATTACTCAGCAGATGTTCGTTACGGTATGTTGGCTGGTCTTAACCCAGCACAGGGACTCATCTTCATGCTACAGGCACTTGGTGGTGGATTAATCTCCAAGGATATGGCTATGCGTGAACTTCCATTTACGGTTAACGTATCTCAAGAACAAGAAAAAATTGAAATCGAAAAAATGCGCGATGCGTTGCTTGGAGCACTTACAGCATATACGCAAGCAATTCCACAGATGGCTACAACTGGTGGAGACCCAAGCGAAGTAGTACGTAAGATTGCCGATGTTATTAAGGCACGCCAAAAGGGACAAGCACTTGAAGATGCAATCGAAGAAACATTTGCTCCAGAGCAACAAGTTCCTCCTGCTGGGGTCCCATCGGTTGAACAACCGTCCCCTGTTCCCCCTGGCGCTCCAGTAGGAGGCTCTCCAGAAGGCGTATCAATGCCAGAAGGAATGCCACAAGGAGCACCACCCGCACCACCAAGTATTCAAAGTTTACTCTCTGGCCTAACTGGTGGAGGAACACCAACAGCATCGGTAAGAACAGTAACTCGTAGATAACGAAAGTAGGGGACAATGACAACAATAATTGGCGTGCAATTAGAGCACGGCTGCATAGTTGTCAGCGATAGTAGAATTGCGGCAAGTGGTAAAGTTTACACTCACCCTGACATGGTAAAGGCAGTAGAACGTGGAAGTTACATTGTTAGTGGTGCTGGTGACTATCGTGCTTTGCAAGTGGTACTCCATGGGTGGTCGCCTCCACTAGTTACTGCTAAAGCAAAAACTAATCTTTACGACTTTATGATTAATAAAGTTATCCCAACACTAAAGGCAACACTCGTTAGTGCTGGTGTAGAACTTAATAAGTCATCAGATGATTCAGATGGTAAGTTTGAATTAAGTCTTTTAATAGCAATCAACGGAACTATTTTTGAAGTTGATTCAGATTTTGCAGTAGGAATGAACAGCACAGGATTTTATGGTATCGGCTCAGGTGGTGACTACGCAGTAGGCGCACTACACGCTGGTGCAAGTACACTAGATGCAATGCGAATTGCAGCAATTAATAATAACGAGACGGCACCGCCGTTTCATATTCTTGAACAAGAAACTAAGTAGGAGGAATAATGGTCAGTGGAGGTCCGCGCCCAGACGCGCCGCAGAATAATCCTGCTAATATCAATCCATTTGGTGGTAACGGTCAGAGCGGTAATGGAACACAGGCACCTAAGTATATTCCTGGCATGAAGAGCCTAGGCTCAACAGGAGTTGCAACTATGGCACAGCAAGATGCAGCACCATTGGCTGGTTCAACTCCTACACCAAAGGCTGCCGCACCAAAGGTAGCATCAACTATGCCACTAACAGAAGCGCGTTCTTTAACTGCGCCAACAGATTTTCCAGATGAAGACATCACAACGGGTGCTCCTATTGGTAGCACTCCAGGTCCAGAGGCGCTAATGATGCCTAAGCAACAGGAAGTTGTTAATGACCCTGACTTAAATTTAGTACGTGAGTATTTTCCAGTTATTGAACTATGGGCGCAACAGATAGATACTTCACAGGGTACTAAGGATTATGTAAATTACCTTAGGACCATTATATGAATTTATGGGAATACCTTGGTAATCTTCAAAAAGATATCGGAAACGATGTTAAAACAACTGCAGTCCCAGCAACTAATGGCCGCATTCCTTTTGGTGTAACTTTAGATACTTCAAAAGCAATACCGCAAAATAGTGGAACTCGCATTGTACAACCTGGTACACGTTTTGCACCGACACGTGCAATTACAAATCAAGATATTGAAAATCGTCGTGTTGATGTACTTAAGGCTATGGCTGCTGTTTCTGGTTTTATTGGAGCAGGCATTGATAAGGTTGTTCCAGAGTCGGTACAGAAAAAGATTTCAAAAACAATGGAAAAACCATTGGAATTAGCAACTGCTGGTCAAAGAAACGTACGCGCTAACTATGCTTTTGTTCGCGCACTTGGTGATGACGAAACAGCAAAGGGAATGCTTGCTGGGTTAAACCTAATTGCAGGTGGAATTACTGGAGCAATTGCTGGCGCTAGCGTTGGTGGACTTGCTGGATTGCCTTTTGGTGGCGTAGGAGCACTTCCTGGAGCCGCAGTAGGAGCACTTGCAGGTTTCCGTGTTGGTATGGGTATTTCAGGCAAAACTCAACGTGACATTGCAAAGTCTGGAACTGTAGGCGAGAATTCAAAGCAAGCAGCAATCTATGCTGAATCAGGTATTGGTCAAGAACATTACAACTTTGGTCAAGATACCGTAGTTCAACTAGCACGTATCAGAGGATTTAAGTCTCTCGGAGATACAAGCATGGGTATTGGTATCATTAGTAAAGGTCTTCTTAACCTTGGTGCAGAAGCTTTTACTGACCCAGTATTGGCTGCTGCAAGTTTTGGTGGAAAAGCAGCAGTAAGTACAGTTAGAGGCGGACTTGTTCCAAAAAGTCAAGGACTTACTGCTGACTTACTTGGTCGCGCAACTGGTATAAAGGGAATAGAGTTAGCAGACAGAGAAGATGTTAACTTCGAAGAACTTAAAAAAGCAGGACGTGGAGAGCCGTCAAAGTATTCTACGTTGTTTGAGTTCTTAGATAATGATGCTGCAACAATCAGCAATCACCCACTTTTGAAGGATAACGATATGGGTCCAACTGCTGCTGGAATACTTAGCAAGAAATCAAATGAAGAAAAATCTCTTGTTCTTCGTATTGGTATGGGCGACGCAACTGCTATTGATGAACTTTTAGATAACCCAAAGTATGCAGATACTGCAATGGAATTAAATCGTTACGAATCTGGTATCGCTGCTCTTGAGCAAGATGGAATGACATGGTTCCGTCATGATAACAAGATGATGATGCTTGGCAAAAAGTATGCAGATGGCGATGAAGCCAATATGATTAAAGCAGAATTTGCCGCACTTGCCGAGAAGGATGATTTTCTTAGAAAAGCAATAGACCTTCGTGACTGGCTTAAAACAGAAAGAACTGTATCCCCATTTGCATGGGTTGAGCGTCAGCGTGCCGATAGAGCAGTGCGTGCGACTGCAGTTGGTTTATCTGGAGAGAAGTTGGGATTCAACCCAACAAAGTGGCGCGAAAAGGATATGTCCAATTCCGAACTTATTCACGGTATCCGTCAGGAAACTGGCACTGGTAAGTTAATAACATCTTTATACAAGAACAGCGCTTTTGGTATACCAATGCAGGTTGTATCTCGCGCTTTAGATGCTGCTCCACATGCTACAATTAAGTTTGATGAGGGTATCCAGGCTGCTACACGTATTCGTACAAGTCTTCGTGATTCTGTTCGTTATGGAGTTCTTGACGAAACAGAAGCAATGAGAATATACAACGATTTTACTATTGCCGCAAATGAAGGCATTAAGTACGATTTAGTTGAAAAATATGCAGAAGCAGTAATTAGAAATGCTGCTATTGCTGCTGGCCACCACGAATCTGTTGCAGACCTGGCAGTTCAAACATACTTGAAGAATACTCGCGAGACCAAAGCAGAAGCAGGTCTGGCAAAGACTGAAAACCGTGCTTACATGGTTGGCAAGGATGGAACTGGTATCGAAGACCCACAGTTGATTACTCAACTTGCAAACGGTGCTTATTTACCAGATGTTCCAACCATTGTTAATGCTTTCAAAGAATTTCGCAAAGATGTACCTCCTGCTATTAAGGGAGCAAAACTTACAGCCTACGGTGCAAAGACAGCATTGGATGAACTCCAGGCGGTATGGCGTAGCGGAACTTTAGCACGTGGTGGATTCCCAGTTAATATTCTTCGTGATGCCAACTTCCGTGCTTGGTCAGACGCATCTATGTTTTCTTTGTACTCTCAGATGAGTCAAAGCACTCTAGAGGCTATAACAAATGGGCTTAACAGCGTAAAGAAAATTTCTGCTTTGGAAAGAGACACGAATAATCCTAAGCGCACTTTGAAGAAAATTCGCAACACCGTTGACGAAAATACTAGAATTCTAAATGTATTAGAAGGAAACTTGGAAGCCGAAGGCTACTACAAGAAGCCTAAAAAAGGTGCTCCTCCAATTGAATTCCCACCTTCTGTCGAGCGTCTAGTTAAATATAGAGACGAAATTGCAGCGACAAATAAAGAATTACGCCGTCAAGAAAGTGCAATTCTTGCTAATGTACCAACTAAAGTAGTTGGAAAGGGCAGAGTTGTTCAGCCTGGATGGGAATTCCCACTTGCTGTATCTGGAGAAGGACTGGCTGCTATTAGCCGTCAAATTCTAGAAGGCAAAGAAAGCATTCGTGGTGCAGTAGCATCTCTTCGTGAACTCCAAATGGATTCAGTGCGACGCAATAGTTATGGCTTAAGAGTTATCCAGCCAGTAGGTAACGAATCAGCACACTTGTCGGCTTGGACTGACATGCTTAATAATCACATTGGAATCGACCCGCTTTCTAAAAAGATTATGGAAGGCAAGATGAGTAAGCCAGAGTTAATGAACTGGCTGCGCGAGGATGCACAACGTCCATATATTAGCCGCTTTGGATTGACTATTGTTGAAGAAGGAAAGCCTGCGCGTCCACTACGCAAAGATGATGCTGAATATATTTATGAGCGCGTTAACTATGCTGTAGAAAGCCTTGCTGCTAATGAAGAGATAAGAAAACTAGTTCTTGCTGGTAAGATAACTCCTACAGAACTTGTTAGACTGTATCCAAATGTTGCAGAACGACCACCAGTTGCTGGTGACGTTACAACTGCTGCTTTAGGTACAAGTGGTATCATACAGGGAGCCAACAATTTACAGAAAAACATTGTAACATGGATGGCTACAGTACCAACTTCTAGACTTAACTACAACCATTACTTTGCTTCTAAGTACTATGAAAAGTTAGAAAGTTTAGTTATGGTTGCCAACGAACGCGGCATCCTTCCTAATGCAGAGAATAAACTGCGCTATGAAAAGATTGCTCGTTCATATGCTATTAATGAATACCGTAGCAAGATTAACGCCTTTTCGAAGGATATGAATTTTGCTGGTATCATGAACTATGTTATAGCCTTCTTCCCTGCGGTTGTAGAACAGTTCAAAGCATACGGGCGCATTATGGTAGATAACCCAGAGTTTCCTATCCGTCTTGCTTACGCTGCGCAGATTCCAGAGTACATTGGTAACGTCCAGGAAGATGCCTATGGCAACAAGTACATTGAGTACACAATGCCACGTTCAGGACTAAAGGCACGATTTGGAGTCAGTTGGTTCAACCCGATTAACCCAACCTCTGGTTCAATTTTATCTGCAGGTCCGCTTGCAACTACAATTGCTAACATAACTGCTAAAAATACTGAATTTGCAGAAACTAAACTAGGTCAGTTTTTGCTACCGTTTGGTGTATCAACAAATGACGCATCTGCTTACACTCCAAACACATGGAGAAAAGTAGGAGACTTGTGGGCTGCAACCAACATTCCATTAATTGGAAAGCAACGCGGTGGCGAGCAATTAAATAAAGATAAAGATATGATTGCAAAACAATATCTTTATGATTTCTTTGTAGAAAAGGACCGTCAGCCTAACCCATCTGAACTAAATGCAATCACTACGAGAGCAGAAGAAGATGCGTATAGCCTATCGGTTGTACGTCTGTTGTCAGCATTTTCAATGCCACAACAGCCTAAAATGCGTACTGCAATATCTTACTATGAAGATAGATTTAATGAGGCAATCAAGGCTGACCCAGAAAATGGGGCCGAGAATTTCTTTAAGAACAATCCTGACTACTTTATGTTTGCAGCAAAACTGACTAACTCTGTATCTGGACTTCGTTCAGATGATACATCAGTTTCTTTGCTAAAGCGTAATAACTCTGCAGCAAGAGAAATCGTCACCAACATTGATAACCTTACCGCCTTAGGTGCTGTTTTTAATGATGATGACTACGTATTCTCTAGTTCAGCAGATGCTTATCTTCGTACACAGAAGATTCCTGGGTTGGACAGAAAGTACAAGGAAAACGAAGCATCACTTGAAAATATGAAGTCAGTGATTGTCAACGAAGGCTGGAAGAATTGGTTTAAGTTAATCCAGGTAGTTTCAACAGAAATGAAGAAGCCACCTTACAACCTAGACCCAGCACGTGGTTACGGTGCAGAAGTCTTGCAGCAGTACAAGGATTCTTTTGTCGAACAACAGAAGACGCAAAATCCTATGTGGTACGATATTAAGATTAATAGTTCAGGCGGTGGAGACACTGGTCAAAGGGCTGACGTTATTAAGGCTATCACTATTGCTGCCAATACACCCGAAATGTGGAAAGACTTATCTAAGCAACCACGCATGGCTGCTATTGTAGAGTACATGAACTTCCGCTATGAAATCAATGATGAACTAAAGCGCAGAAAACTTAACTACGGAACTAAAGCAGCAATTGACATACAAAATAAAGTCTCAGTTAAAGTATGGGAACTACGTAATAAAGACGTAAAGTTCGGTCAATTCTATGACAGATACTTTGACGGAGATGACTTTAGTTTTATTTTCGATTATGAACCACCAAAGAGGAGTAAGTAATGGCAGAAGACAACCCAGTTATTGGTCGTAAACCTACGCCTACTTCTACTCCTCCTTTGGGTACAGGCACAGTACTTCGTCCTGGTGCAAGCACTGTTATTCCTAATACTTTAGGTTCAGCAATTGATACAGGTTTAGGTAACGTTGGTGTCCAAGTAGTTAAAGACACCGAAATTAAGAAGATTAATTTTATAACCAACTTAACTAATGCTGAAATGAAACAAATCATTCCATACCTTAAGAAGTTTGGTGCAACTAAAACTAATCTTTCTACGTACCCAAATGCTAAAGACTTTTTACAAACCAACTTTGGCGTACTTGTTGAAAACGCTGAGGGTAGTGTAAGCAAACTAATCCAGTTATTTAAGGATGAGGCGACTGGCTTTGGTACTGATGGCGAAGATAAAATAAAGTCTAGCGGTGTAACTCAATATATTACTAAGCAGTCTCCAGCATTACTAAAGCAAAATGTCGACAAGTTTCTTTTAGAGACTATTGGTAGCAGAAACATTAATCAAGAATCTCGCGACAAGATTATGGACGAGATTAACAAGATGATTGAAACTGGCACTACAACAATTTCCAAAAGAGACAAAACTGGTAAGGATACAGTTATTCAGACTCCTGGCTACAGCGAAGAACGTGCTGGTGCAGTTGTTGAGCGCATCGCAAAGGAAGCAGAGCCACTTAAGTATGAGCAGCAGAGACAAGCAACATTCTATGACTTTATTCAAAATGCGGACCAGATGCGAGGTGGCCGCTAATGGCTGATACAACCACCATTGAAGGAATTAAGGCTGCATCAAACAAGCCCAAGGCACCAGGTGCTGCATGGATATTCGATGAGCAAAGCAAGCAATGGATTAAACCAGAAAAGCCAAAGAGTGGCAATAAGTCTTATGACTGGAATGATGACCAAGGCTGGGTTGAATCTGGTGTAGATGTATCTGGTTTTACAGCAAACACTGGTTTTGTTCTATCTAAGGTTTTAATTGAAGACCCAGTTTACGGTCCTGGCGAGCGCGGACTAAAGCGCGTCTATGACCTATGGGCTGCAGGCGATGAGACTGCTGCACTTAACGCATACTTCCAATCTGATTATTATATGAAGTTAGGCAAGACAGCAGCAAATCGTTACGCTGTCAGCAAGAACCAACCAGAAGTTTACGCTGCTGATGTAGCAGCATACATGGCTACTCAAAAGAAGCGACTTGGTTTACTTGGTGTTCAGATTGAAGATGTAGAACTTAATGACCTACTTAAAAAGGCATACGATGCTAACTTTAATGATGCTCAATTAGATTCTACTATTGCACAATCATCAAGTTTTGGTGGAAAATTTGGCGGAACAATTCTTTCTCAAACAGAAGAACTTAAGCGATATGCTCGTTCTTATGGTCTTTCATACACAGATTCTAAGTTTAATCAGTGGGGTGCTGACCTGTTTGCAGGACGCATTACAGATGCAGAAATTCAAAAGTCTATCCAAGATGAGGCTGCTAGTGCTTATCCAGCATTCGCAGACCAAATTCAAAAGGGTGTGACACTTGATTCACTAGCATCTGCTTACAAATCATCAATGGCTACAATTCTTGAAATTGATGCCGATTCAATTGGTTACAATGACCCTACACTTCGTAGAGCATTGCAAAACATTGGTCCAGATGGTAAGCCTGTTAGCAAGCCATTATGGCAGTTTGAATCAGATTTACGTACAGACCCACGTTGGCAATTTACAAACAATGCTAGAGATTCAGTCGACTCTCTGCAGTACAAAGTTATGAAGGACTGGGGGCTAATGTAATGGCAGTCAATGCATCAGATGCGTTAAGAAAATTAACTAGCGGTCAGACACTTACTCCTGCGGAAAGAGCCGTTCTTGGATTGGCTAACCCTACGCCAACTCCAACGCCAACTCCAACGCCAACACCGACTCCAACGCCAACACCGACTCCAACGCCAACACCGACTCCAACACCTACCCCAACACCTACCCCAACGCCGACTCCAACGCCGACTCCAACGCCGACTCCAGCACCAACGCCTGCACCTAAGCCGATAACTCCTTATGCAGATTTAACTGCAGCAGAGCGTGCTGCTATGAGTAGTACTGAAAAAACAGATTACATTAAAGCAGCCCGCGAATCAGAAGCAGCAGCAGAAGCAGCAGCCCGTGCAGCAAGTAACCCTATGTTTAACTTTGCAGAGCGTCCCGATGCTCCGCCTCCGTCAACAATTTCTGGAAGTAATTACATTTATTACTACACTTGGATTGGTGGAGTAAACAACGGTGAGTGGAAACTCTATCGTGCTCCTAACACAGAAGAAAATCTTGCTGCCTATGGTTCACGTGCAATTGGTGGAGCAACACAGGCAACTGCAGAAAGTTCCGAAGGTATTAATGCTCTTGCTGTACAGCCTCAACCAATCAGAGACAAAGACGGCGCTATTATTGGGTGGCAGACTCCAGATGGAACAAAAAAGGTTGGCGCAACTACTAGTGCGACTACAACAACAAGTACTGCGACCACTAACCCAACCACGACCACTGCAACAACTAATCCGACTGTAACTACTACAGCAACTAGTCCAACTGCAAGTACTGCAATAATTCCTTCTGGATTAGATGCTGCAACTACAGCATTAATCAAGTCCTTGCAAGACCAAGTTAATGCATTGACAAAGCAAGTTTCATCGACTACAAGTGCGTCGACAACAAGCACTCAATACAATGAGCGCATGGGTGTATACTCTGCAATGGCTGAACGTTTCAACAAGTATGGTTTGACATCACTTGCTAATAAGATTAAAGAACTTGCTATTGCTGGTGCAACAGAAGCAACTATTACATTGCAACTAATGGAAACACCAGAGTACCAGCAGAGATTTGCTGCTAACGCAGAGCGTATTAAGAAGGGTCTATCTACCCTAACTCCTGCAGAATACGTCAACGTTGAAGACTCTTATCGCCAGGTACTACGTGCATATGGCTTAAACCAGTTTGATAACGATGCATACGTAAGGCAGTTTATTGCTAACGATATGTCACCAACAGAACTTTCCAACCGTGTTGTAACTGCAGTACAGCGTGTACAAAACGCTGACCCTGCACTTGTTAACCAACTCAAGCAATACTACGGTATTGGTGCAAACGACATGGTTGCTTATGTACTTGACCCACAGCAACAGTTCCAGAAGATTGAACGACAGATTGCAGCATCAGAGATTGGTGTAGCAGCAGGTCGTCAGGGACTACAGGCTGGAGTATCAGTTGCAGAGCAACTAGCAGCACAAGGTGTTACCGAAGCCGAAGCACGTAAGGGTTATGCAACAATTGCAGACATCCTTCCGACTGCTGAAAAACTATCCGATATCTACGGGACGACATTGGACGAATACCGACAAGCCGAAGGTGAGCAAGAAGTATTCAATAGTTTGGCATCAGCGCAACGTAAGCGTCAAAAACTTACAGCGCGTGAAATTGCATCATTTAGTGGTGCAAGCGGTACGAACAAAACAAGTCTTACTACATCAGCAGTAGGACAATTCTAGAATCCTGAACGGACCTATCGGCCCCGTCAGAGTAATAGACCGATAGTAGGAGCCAGCCAGTTTCCCCGAACTGAACTGAGGCCTGCGAACTAACAACGAATAGAAGGGTGGGTTGCTATGAGCAACAACTACTGGGACGACGAAGACGATGACCAAGATACCGAAATGGAATCACAACTAGACGGAAGTGACTTACTTAAAAAGTTACGGAAGGCTAAGCGTGCTGACGAAAAGCGTATTAAGGAACTCACTGAGCAACTTGAGGGATTTTCCAAGGCGCAGCGTGAGGCAACCGTCAAATCAATCCTAGAACAAAAGGGTGTAAACCAAAAAGCAGCACGTCTAGTCCTCAAGGACTTAGATGGAGATTTCTCAGAAGAGGCAGTATCGAACTGGCTTGACGAGAACGCTGACTTATTCGGCATCGAAGTCTCACAAAGACAAGACAGTCAGAACCTTGCTACATTACGTCAGCAAGATATTATGACTCAGGGTGCCTACACCCCAGACCGCGCACAGGACTTAGAGCAACGCATGGACAATGCAAGTTCCATGGAAGAACTAATTACTCTGATGCAGTCACAACAATAATATCCGTTCATAGTCAAGGAGACTAAAAAAAATGGCATACACAGATACCTCGTCCGCCTCATTAGGCGGTACAGTTGGTGGTGCTGGTCTCGTACAGAAGGCATATGACCGCCTTCTCGAGTTCGCTCTCCGCTCAGAACCCCTAATTCGTTCTGTCGCAGATAAGCGCCCAGCAAAGCAAGCAATCCCAGGTTCAACTGTAGTTCTACAGAAGTACGTTGACCTAGATACAAAGACATCAACTCTAACAGAGACAGTTGACCCAGATGCAGTAGCATTGTCAACACCAACATCTGTTACTGTAACACTTAACGAGTACGGTAACGC